GCCTGTGCTCCAATCGGAGAGACACGCAAAAGGGAGTGCCTCTCGATCATTGTCGGTCAGTCAAAGTATACGAAACGCGCTGGTCTTGTCAACGTCGAACGGCGGCCCGTTCTCTCTGCCGCAACAAATTGGGACACGATGCCGAAACAGTCACTCGCCACTCCGCACGTCCCGGATTCGCCCTTCGAAGAACGGCCAGTCCGGCATCGTGCCGTCGGCCTGGTAGGCCTTGCGGGCGGCGCGGATCGCGGCGTGCAGTTCCGGCCATTCCTGGGACTCATCCTCGGCCTCGAAGAAGTGGCCGACGGCGCGGAGGCGGTAGGCGTAGCCCCCTGCCTGGCCAGCAGACAGGCCTGCCTGACCGGCAGGCAGGTCGCGGGCCTCGGTCAAGAGGACGTAGGCCGCGCCCAGGTGCTTCTCGACGCACTCGATGCAGCTCGGGCGGCTCGGCGTGTAGGAGCGGCGCGGGACGACCAGCGGCGGGCAGTCGCCGCATTTCTTCTGCTTTGGGATGAGCGTCTCAGCCATTGTCGGCACCTCCATGCCTGCCTTCCGGCCGGCGTTTCACGGCGCGGGAGCGAAGGACAGGTCGAACCGATACCACGCGCCGAAGTGGTACAGCGGGTCGTTGGTCGTGGCGTCGATGAAGAGCACGTGCGGCCCCGGCGCGAGCAGCACCTGCTGGGGCGGCGGCGGGTTGGAGACGACCGGGGCCATGCCGCCCGCGCAGCCCAGTTTGCCGCCCGGCGCGTGGGCCGAGCCGACCAGGCCGCCGTCCACGTACAGGCTCATCAGCTCGTAGTTGGGGTCCTGCGTCTCGCCCATCCCGGACCAGTTGACTGTCATGACCATCGCCTGCGGCACGGTGATTTCGCAGGTGGCCGTGGCGTACTGCGTGTACGGGTTGTGGCCCATGCAGTTCTGGTCGTCTTCCCAGTCGAGCCGCAGGCCGAGGCCCTCGTTGAGGATGGTCCACGGGCTGGCGGGCACATCGTCGGGGTCGTCGTAGGCGCGGTAGGCCCCATTCTGGCCGCCGTCGATGAAGCCGGAGTCCGTGAACGACCATCGCTGCGTGAACTCGATGCAGCAGGCGGCGCACTTGCCCTCGGCGTCGAAGACGGCCGCCTTGCCGCTAGCGAGCACGCCGCGCTTGCCGCTGGAGATCGCCACCGCCTTGCCGCTCGTGCTCATTCCAGCCTCCTACGTTCCCGACTCGGAGGTCTCGCAGGCCTCCTGGTCGGCGACCTCGTTGATCCAGCCGAGCACGAGCTCGCCTTCGGCGTTCCAGTGTGCGTAGCCGAACGTGGCGGGGATGATGTAGCCGACGGACGGTCGCTGCCACTTGTGCGGCGCGGCGACGGGGTCCACGGCGCTCGCCAGCGTCTCACCCGTGAACGGGTCGGTCACATCGTAGGTCCACGTCGCGGGAGTCTGGTCGTCTCCCTGTTCGCCGCCGTACTGCGCGAGGTCCACCGGGAAGACGCTCGGTTGCGGCAGGTTGCCCAGGCGCACCAGCGCCCACTGCACGCCCGTGCCGCCCTCGCGCCAGAGGATGGCGGCCGAGCCGACCTTGACCGCGGTGAGGTTCGCCGCCGAGCCGTCGGTCACGTCCGCCAGGCGGTACGGGTAGTCCTCGTCGGGCACATCCACGCGGGCGGGCACGACGCCGGCGGCGACGGCGCGGGCGAGCTTCCCGGCAAGGACCGGCTCCAGAAGGATGACGAACTTGCCCCGGTGGTCGTCCTCGGCGGGCGTGACTCCGGTCATGGCCGGGTAGTTCTTGAAGGCCTCGGCGTCGGAGGCGGGGTCGAAGACCGGCCCGCTGATACCGAGCACGTCGAACCGCTCGCGGTCCGCGCCGCTGTCGTTGCGGACGAGGACGATGCAGTTGTGCTTGCCGGAGGGCGTGCCAGCCTGTGCCTGCTGGTGCTGGCGGGCGAGGAAGTCGCGGGCGGCGTCCACGAACGTGTTGAACGTGGCCGCAGGGATGACCAGCGGGTCGCCGGGCTTGACCTTCTTCATCGCGTCGCCCATGGGTCAGGTTCCTATCCCGAGCGCCGCGAAGTTGCCCTCCTCGTAGACGCGCTCGATGTAGACGGCGACGGGCTTCTTGACGATGGCCTTGGCGGCAGAGTCCTCCGAGTCGGCATAGCGGACCCACATGTACTCCCAGCCCTTCTTGGAGATGCCGGTGATGGGGCCGACGACGAGGCCGGTGCGGTTGGGCGAACCGGCGAAGCGGTAGGTGATCTCCCAGTCCTCCGCCCCGCGCTTGGAGCCGCTCGCGCCCAGGAACAAACACTCGCCCGCGGCCAGGCCCTTGAACGAGGCGCTATTGACCTTGCCGGTGAGCGAGAACAGCGTGCCCTTGTAGGCGGGCGTCACGACCGCGGCGTCCAGGTAGTGCGTCTCGGAGAAGGAGTAGACCGGAACGGTGATGTCCACGCCCTCGACGTTGTCGTGGGTGACGCCGATGGCCCCGCCGAAGTCCGGCGCGGTCGTTCCGGGCGCGCCGTAGCGATGCACCGTCGCCAGCGACTGGGTGATGTGCTGCGTGCCGCCGGAAGTGTCGAAGGCGAAGGACGACTCGCCGACCTCCGTCGGCGGGCGGATGCCGTAGCGGACGGTGGCGACCCACTGTCCATCGCCGCGGGTCGTGTCAACCCACTCCGGCTCTATCTGGATGGACTGACGGACCAGACCGTTGTAGATGCTGGGCGTGGAACTGGCGATGAGGTTCTTGGCCGTCACGTCGTCGCTGGTGCCGGTGAGGATGTAGACCATCTCCACCGAGGCGTTGTCGCCCGTGGTCCACTTGCGGCTGTCGAGTTTTTCCGTGAGCGTCAGCGGCATGGTTCGTCTCAGGTGAAAGCGGCGCGGTTGTTCCGCACGTCCTGGCGCAGGCCGTCGACGCCCTTGGCGGTGCGCTCGGTGGCGCTGGCGATGCGCTCGTCGGCCCCGCCGGCCTGAAGGCCCAGGAGCGCCGCCGCGTTGAACGTGCCCGCCACGCCGATGGTCCGGTCCCTGGCCGTCTGGAGCAGGTCGCCGAGGCCCGAGAGGCTGCCGCGAACCTTGGCCAGCAAGTCCTCGGGGCCTTCCATCGCGCCGGGTCCCTCGGCCTCCTTGGCCTCGCGCTTCCGTCGAGCTTCGCCGAGGGCGTCCTGCCACTCCTTGCGGGCCTTCGCCAGGTCGGCCTCGTTCTCGGCCATGCGCTGCTGGTACTCGGTGTCCAGTTCCTGGTGCTTCTGGAGGTTTTCGCGGCCGATCTCGGCCATCGTCGCCTCGTGGGTCCGCGTGGCCTGCTCGCGCTCCCGCTGGCGGCGCTCCTCGCGTTCGGCGAGTTTCTGGCCGGTCTCCCGCTCGATGTCGGCCTTCCGCGCCTCGTAGTACTCATCCGCCGCGCGGTTGGCCGCCTCGGCGTCGAAGCTGGAGTCGAACTGCTTCCTGATCCAGTTCCAGGCCTTCGAGAGCTGCTTCCCGCACCAGTGCCAGGCCTTCGTCACCCAGCCGGTGAACTGGGTCCAGGTCTTCGACAGGAACGCCGTGGTCTCGATCCAGCCGACCTCCAGGGCGTGCCAGACGACCTCCACCACGGCCAGCAGGCCATGCCAGGCGTCGTAGCCGATCTTGATGAAGAAGTTGCGGAAGTTCAGCCACGCCTTCTCCAGGAAGTTGATGCCCTTGGTCCACTCCATCTTGAGCGTCAGCCAGAGAATCTTTGCCGCCAGGCCGATGTCGCCGGCGGCCAGGGCGTCGGCGATGCCCTGGTAGGACGCCACGGCGTCCTCGCGGAGGGTCTCGAACCGCTCGGCAAGCCACCCCAGGGCCTTCGCCCCCGCGCCGGTGGCATAGAGGATGTAGGCCCCCAGCGCCACGACGGCCGTGATGACCAGGCCGATGGGCGATACGAGGAAGGCCAACACAGCGCCGAGGAGCTTGAGGGCGGTGCCCACGGCGGTGACGGCCACGGCCAGGACGCCCATCACCTTCGCCAGGCCGGTGATGGCGTAGCCCAGGACCACCAGCGCCGCGCCGGCCACGATAACGCCGACGGCCACCTGGAAGATGGTGACGATCAGTTCCTTGTTCCGCCTGACCCAGTCGGCCGCGACGACAGCCACGCGCGTGACCCACTGGGCGGCCTGCGAGAGCACTGGAACCAGAGCCGAGCCGACGACGAACACGCCCTGCTTGAGCACCTTCCACATGACCGAGAGCGTGTCGCTGAACCGCTCGGCGGCCTTAGCGTCCTCAGTGGAGATGGTCAGGCCCAGCCTGCGGGCCTGCTCCTGGAGCTGCTCGATGCCAGCCGCGCCGCCGGACAGCATGGGCAGAAGCTGCGTGCCGCTGCGGCCGAAGAGCTCCATCGCCACAGCCGCCTTGATGGTCGGGTCCTCGATCTTCGCCAGCCGGTCGGCGATGAGTTTGAACTGCTGCTCCGGCGAGAGCTTGTCCAGGTCCGCGATGGTGAGGCCGAGGATGGCCAGGGCCTCCTGGGCGCTCTTCATCCCCGTGGCCGCGTCGAGGAGCGTCCGCTGCATCTTGCGGATGCCGTTCTCCAGGACCTCCATGCTCGCGCCGGACAGGTCGGCGGCGAATCCGAGTTCCGACAGCGTCTCGACGGAGAAGCCGGTGCGGGCGCTCATCTTGGCCAGCGCGTCGCCGGTGCTCGCGAAGACCTTGCTGGAGGCCGCCAGCGGCGCGACGATGGCCGAGCCGAGGCCGACGAGCTTGAGGCCCATGTTGCGGACCGATTCGCCGAAGGCCTTGAGCTTGGCCTGGGCGCGCTTCAGGCCGCGCACGAGCTTCGAGTCGTCGGCAAACAGCTCGACGAACGCGCGACCCGCCCGGATTGCACCCGCCTGCGGCATTCAATCGACTCCTACCCGCCTGCCGCAGCCTTGGCGAAGGCAGGTGAGCAACCGGCCGCCGCCTCGAAGAGCAGCGGCCGGGTCGCTATCAGAGCGGGCTGACGGAACCGCCCCGTCCTCTCGATCCTGGGAGGATCGCGGGTCTCTCTTGACCCCTCGCCCGCGTCAATCGCCCACGCCAGGTCCGCCCGCTTCGGATACAGCCGCGTCCACTCGACCGGGCTTTCCCGGAGCAGCCGCTTTCTGCGGGCGTGGCCGCACAGGAACTTGACGTAGCGGAACTGCCGTCCCCAGACCTTGCGAAGCCCCATGCCCGTCCACACCTCGCGACGGCGCGTGCCGAACCGCGTAATCATGAAGCGCGGATGCACCGGCTCGCCCTCGGCCGTGAGATAGATCTCCGTCGTGATGAACCCGCCGTAGAGCCAGCCTGCGGCCTGGTAGACGTAGCCCGGCTTGCCTCGAATCCCGTCGGCCCAGGTGAAGAGCAGCGCTTTCTCCGGCTGGCGCTTGCGGAACCATCGCGTGCAGGCGGCCAGGAGCTGGCTCTCGGTGTTCCGGGGCAGGTCGTCGCGGCAGCACAGTCGGCAGAGTTCCCAGTAGTCCCGCGTGTCGAGCGACGGGAACAGCCGCCGGATGGTGTGCCGCGGCCTCGTGCCCCAGCCCCAGATGGCCACCCCCGCCAGACCCCGCTCGTCATGGAAGCCCAGGTGCACCATGCAGTGCGGCGGGAAGATGTTGCTGTAGTGCCACCGCAGGCACAGGGCACGGGCGTCCTTGGGGCTGACGAGGTCCACGTCGAGCATGGCGCACCTACTCGTCCGCCTGCGCCTTGGCAACCTCGTTGGCGATGCCCGCCCGGATGAAGCAGGCCTGGGCGGCCGCCCACACGGCCGCCAGCAGCGCCAGCGTGTCGATCTGCCCGTCGGCCCAGGCAATCACCGCGCCCGCAAGACCGATGGCGGCGGTGATGTAGACCTTCTTGCCCTTGAGGAACTCTCGAATCCTGCCCACGTTGGACTCCTTTCCTTGTTCACCCGGCTTCGCTGCGCTACGCCGTGGTGACCCGAAGGCAAACGCCTTCGGATCAAAGCCCCACCAGGCCGGCCAGCACCGACAGCACGATCGGCGCCAGCCGGAGAAGGATTTCGTTCCTGAGGTCGTTCCGGACCTTGTTGTAGCTGGCCACGTTCTCCCAGCGGGCCGTGTTGGCCTTGACCTTGGCGATGAACTCGTCGTTGCTGAGCTTCGAATCGAGTTCGGCCACCACGTCCAGGTCGCCGGCCATCAGCCGCCGCAGGTACTGCCAGGCGTCCTCCTGCGCGAGGTCGAGGAGCCTCGGCCCGTACTCGGCCAGCAGGGCCGTTGCGGCCTGCCGCTGGTCTTCGGGGATGCGGGCGAGAAGCTGCTGAACACGTTCGCTCAAGTCGCTCATGGCTGCTCACCCTCCAGCTTCGGCCCCCAGGCCTCGTCCTTGCGGGCGCTCCGCACGAAGAACCGCCACTGCTTGAAGTTCTCCTCCAGGTACGCCCGCAGCCACGCCGGGCAGTCCGGCTCGCGCTCGGGTTCCGTCCGCTCGACGGCCTGGTAGGCGTCCATCGTGCTGGTCTCCGCCGCCGTCAGCGCCTCGCCCCGCAGGTACACGTTCCCGCAGCCAGCTAGGCAGAGCACGGCCAGCACCGCAATGCACATCCCAACCTTCTTCATCGCGTCACCTTCCTTCCTTGGGTCTGGTGAATACGTCCTTCAGGACCGCCATGTCCGTCACCTCAATCGCCTCGTCCCGCCGATCCTTCGCCGTGTACGGGTCGAAGTCGCTCGGCTTGTAGGCCCTGGTCTTCTTCGGGTCGCGGTTCACGTTGGCGACCAGCGCGAGAATCGCCGACGTATGTGCCCAGTTGTCCCGGCCGCGGGCCTCGGCCATCCACAACAGTTCCCTCAGCGTCAGCGGGCCGGGGTCGATTCCGACGACGGCGGCGAGCTCGTAGACGGTTCGCCAAGGGTCGTCTCTATGGCCGCCTCCAGGTCCAGCTTGTCCAGCCGCGTCTCGATCCGCGCGACCGCCAGGTCGATCATCCGCCGCTGGGCGTCGACGGCCTTGGCCAGGTCGCCCCGGCCCAGCTTGCGGAAAAAATCGACGAGTTCCTCGTAGAAGGCCGTCTGCGCCGCCAGGACCGCGTCGCCGCCGAGGGCCGCCCCGAACTCTTGGTCGCTGACGCCAGCGGCGTCGGCCTGCGGCTTGACCAGCGCGAAGATCACGTCGCACAGGAGGATCACGTCCGTGCCCAGGCGCGTCAGAAGCGGCGGGTCGCCCGCCTCCAGTTCCAGGAGGTTCACGTCCAGCAGCGACTTCACCCGCTTGGCCGCGTCGATGGTCAGCGTGATAGTCCATGTCCGCCCGGCAGTGTCAGTGAAGGTCTTCATGTCAGGTCCCCTCGATCCAGCTTCGGAAGACGGCCAGCTTCGCCGTCACGCTGACGGTGATCGCCTCTTCCAGCGCCTCGTTGCGGGAAAACGACGTGATCGCAAAGTCGCCGTCGGGCCCCTGGCCGCCGGCCTTGTCCAGGATCTTCAGCGCGATGAGCCCCGACGCGAGGAAGGCGTTCTTGATGGCGGTGAATCCGGCGTCGTCGGGGTCCCAAACCATCTCGAACTCGCAGGTGCACTCGCGGAGCGTGGGGGCAGTCGCCCGCCAGCCCTGGTTGGCGCGGGTGGTGACATCCGCTTCGCCCGCCTCGAGGGTCAGCGTCACGTCCCGCACGTTGGACATCTCGGTCGTCGGCGTCGTGCCGGCAGCGCCGTGGTAGAGTTTCGCGTCCTTGCCCAGAATGAACGTCGCCATGTTCGTCGCCTCCTATTGCTTCACGCTGTTCGCCCACATCGCCGGGAGCTTCGGCTTTTCGCGTTCGAAGGCGGGTCCCATGAATGGCCTCGCCTTGTAAGTCGCCATCATGGGCCTGCCTTTTCGCCCGCGCCGCCTGGCCTTGCCGCCGTATTCCAGCACGGGCGGCGCTTCGGCCGTGCCGTGCAGGGGCGTGGGGCCGATGACCACGCTCTTTCGCCCCGGGTCGTAGCCGAAGTAGATGAGCTTCCGCAGCAGGCCCACGTGGCTCGAAGGCGGGCTGCCGGGGTCACTCACGGCCTTGCGCTTGCGGATGCTGTGCTTCGCGCCGGTCCGCACGAACGCCCCGAACTTCGAGAGCACCTTCCGCGCGGCCTTGTCCACGCGGCTCGTGACCGCCTTGCGGTCGAAGAACATCTGCTTGGTCACCATCCCGATCATGCCGTCATCACTCCGGCTTCGCTTTCGCTACGCCGTGACAAGCCTCAGCGTCAGCGTCAGGACGCTCGTGAACTGCCGCAGTTCGCCCAGGTGCTCCTGGGAGTAGATGGGCGTGTTCTCGGTCTTGACCCACGCCGCGTCGCCGAAGCGGCCGGTCGCCCGGACGAACTCGGCGATCTCCTGCACCAAGCCCAGAAGAGGGTCGATTCCCGCGTTGTCGCTGGCGGTGAGCTTCTTCTGCACGCCGATGTCGATCTGCACATCACTCTGCGCCAGGCCGCGCCCCGCCGTGGTCAGTTCCACGCCCTTGGGCACGACCGTCACGTGAAGGTCCGTCAGGTCCTTCAGGTCGAAGACGGGCCTGTACGCCCGCGCGGCCGTAAACGGCTGACTGAACGTGTGGCCGTTCAGGGCCGTCACCACTGCTTCCGCGATGTCCGCGATCAGGGCCATGTGTCACTCCACCTTCTTCAGTTCGCCGACCAGCCAGTCCACGTCGGGCTTGCTCACGGGATCGACGGCCGCCAGCGCTTCGGCCAGACCTACGCCCTTGGCGGCGTCCCGGCGCATCGCCCGCGCGATACCCGCCAGGCGCTGCCCGGCCAGGTATGCCCGGCGCTGCGGGGCGGTCATCGCCGCGATCCGGGCCTCGCGCTCTTCCAGGGCCTGCCTCTGCTCGGGCGTAAGCGCGTCCAGCCGCTCCTGGCGGCGGGCCTCGATCTCCGCCTGGCGCTCCTGGGGCGTCATACGCATCCGTTCCACCACCGCCTGCTCGGCGGCGCTGAGTTCCATCTGTCGTCTTGCCTCTGCCATGCGATGCTCTCCTACGCGACCAGGGTCAGGCCGTGACCGTAGGCCTGGTCGAACACGAAAAGGGAATCCCCGTCGGCGTCGTTGATGCGTCCATCCCGACGGAGCATGACCATCTTCCCGCCGCCGCTGTCCATCCGGCCTGAGACGTCCACGCCGCGATAGACGCGGACGATGGCCTCTCCGCCCAGGTACAGGTAGGCGTCGTAGTAGAGGCGGAAGTAGCCGAACAGGTCGGACCGGCTCTGGTAGTCGAAGTAGATCGCCCCCTCGTAGTAGGCCTCCAGGCCCCCGTAACGGCCGACCACCAGCTTGCCGTCGTAGTAGACGGTGAGCGCGGAGTAGTACTCCACGGTCATGTAACCGTTGACGGCGAGCGTGCCGCCGTACTCCACGTAGACCTGCGAGCCGCCGTAGACGTGCAGCCCGCCGTCGACCGTCATGTCGCCTCGGACGTACAAATTGCCGGAATCAGCAACATTCAGGTAGTTGCGGACCGTCGCGCTGCCGCCCGACTCGACGTACAGTTCGCCCCCGTAGCGGACCTCGGCGTAACTGCCGTAGTAGAAGTCGGCGTCGCCGTAGATGCGCAGCGTGCTGTAGTCCTCGACGTAGAGGTAGCCGTCGAAGTACGCCGACGCGCTGGACTCGACGGTGACATACGCGCCCTGGTAGAGGTAGGAGTAGGCGTTCCAGTCCTGGTAGAACGACCCGTAAACGTTCAGGCTGGAGCCGTACACCACGTCGAAGTGGGAGTATGGCCCGACGTAGACCGAGCCGCCCACGTCGACCGAGCCGCCATAGAGAACCGCCACCCCGCCGACATCGTCCAGCCAGCCGCCGGCGTCCACCTGGACGTAGCCACGCACATCGAGGTAGGCGTAGACGTACAGGCCGCCCTGGACATGGACCGATGCGCCGCTCTCGACCGCCAGCTGCGTCCCGAGTTCGAGCACCCCATAGCCTTCGATGGTGATGGTCCGGCCGCCGGCCAGCGTAAGGTAAGACCCATCCGCAGTGACGGTGTGGTAGTCGGCGATGATGACGTCGTCGTTGTACAGGTCGGGCACGATGCCGCCGACCCAGGTCGTCGGGTCGTCCCAGAAGCCGGATTGTGCACTCGTAATCGTCGCCACAATCGCCTCACGCGAAGATGCGGTACACGACGCCCTGGTTGCTCACGACCACGCGGACGTAGACCTTGCTGGCGTCGTCGATGCGGATGACCAGGCCCTCGTAGTTGCTGGGCATGACCGGGATGTTCTGGGTGCCTGAGTCGCCGATGAAGCAGGGGTAGTAGTTCAGCGGGTTGCCGTAGTTGTCCACGCGAGCGCCCACCCACACGAACCGGCACGGCGTGGCTGTGGCGACAAGCGGCTGAGGCGTCCCGGCCGACGGGACGGTTTTTGTCCCGCCGACAAAGGATGTGCACCCGGCGATGTCGAACTGGGGAGCGCCGCTGGGGCTGACCTCCACGTCCATCGAGTTGATCCAGCGCTTGGCCATGCCGTCATGCTCCGAAGATGATTTTCCAGACCGCGCCCAGCGCGAGCGTCACCGTCGAGCCGGCGATGATCCACAGCAGCTTCGAGCGGACGGCTTCGGCCGCTTCCAGGCGGTCCAGACGAAGCTGGATGCCGGGCTTGGAGTTCCCGCGAATCGCCTCGTCCAGCCGGTCGAGCTTCGTATGGATGGCCGAGAACTCGCCCTTGCACCTGTCTGCCGGACAGGCAGGCACCCGTTCGTACTGTCCTGCGCACTCGCTCATGCCGCGCCCACTTCCTTCGTGTGAATCCGCATCGTCGTGCGGTACGGGTCGCTCCACCGCCAATGCCCCTGGTTGCCGAGGCTCATCACCTCGTGCACCACGCCGTCGGCAACCACTTGGTCGCCCGCCTGCGGCTCGCCGAAGACCGGCGTGAAGGCCGCAGCGGTCACCAGGAAGTCCGTGACGCGCGCCGCAACCACGAGGCCGAAGTCGTCCTGGACCTCGTACTGGGTCCGGCCGAACGTTGCGCTCAGCGCCTGCTCCTGAGCGCCCCGGCGATAGGTGACCTGGCTGGAGCAGTGCGCCGAGCGCTGCTGCTCCAGCCATTGGCTTCCTTGCCTCAACAGGTCACCCACGCTTCAAGCGCCTCCTTGCCGCGGCGTAGTCCCGACAGCGTCGGGACAAAGCCGGGTGCTATCCGGCTTCGCCCTGCGGGCTTCGCCGTGATGACGCTGCGCGTCACTGGCTCATCCGAACCCGGACGGTCGTGTCGGCGTCGGCCGCGGCCTTGACGCACTTGCCGATGAGCTTGTTGCCCGTGGCCGTGGTCGTCGCCCGCTGATTGGTCGCGTCCCAGTAGCACAAGGCCCCGGCCGTGATGGCCGAGCCGGTAGCCTTGGGGAAATCGAAGACCCCCACGACCGCCAGCGCCCCGAGCTTGTTGGCCGCGATGGGCTGCTTGGCCACGCCGACCAGCTCGCCCTGAACCACGACCGCCCCGGCCGCGACGTCCGCCGTCGGGGTGTAGTCGATCACCTCGCCGTCATGCACAAAGGTCGCCATTGAGTCATCCTCCGCTTACACTTCGCCCTTGCTCTTGAGCCCGCCGCGCGGGTCCTGAAGGCTGACGCCGAAATCATGGAAACCGCGCATCCGCACGCCGAGCACGTTGAAGTCCGCCTCGGCCGTCTCGATGGTGGGCGACTCCTGGCCGTTGAGGAACGCCACCTCGATGACCGGCAGGTCGGCCGGGTCGGCCAGCAAGTACCACGCCTTGGCGCTCGAGCCGGTGTAGGCCGCGTTGGCCAGGTAGCGGCTGACCTCCACGCGGAACTTGCCGACGTGCGGGTTGGCGATGGGGTACTTGGTGCTGGAGGTCGTGTCCCGAATCTCCAGGCTCTTGTAGAGCTGCGTGCCCATGGCCGACAGGGCCGTCGGCACCAGGAGAATCGCCGGCATCACCCCGATGGGCTTGCCGTCCGAGTCCACCTGGTCCATGAAGGCCACCTCGGCCTTCGTCAGTCCGTCGATGGACAGGACCGTGTCCGCCCCCGTCAGGTAGTTCTTGTTCCCGGCCGTGAAGAACGCGGCGTTGTTCAGGAAGCAGGTCCAGAACACGTCGTTGATCTTGAGGCCCGACCCGCGCCCCAGCTTGCGGGGCACCAGTGTGATCGCGCCCAGGTCGTCGTTGATGATGTCCCGCCGGTCGATGGAGAGCATCAGGCCGTAGGTATCGGCCTTGTTGGTATAGGACTCGTTGCCGAGCGTCCCGTGCTTGAGTTCCCCGCCGGGGGCCACGATCTCGTACTGGTCCTTGCCGATGAGGCGGTAACTCGTGACCGTCTTGAAGTCCGGCACGTTCCGCACCGCGCAGATGTTCCGCCAGGTCCGCTCGACGCTGAAGAAGCCTTCCAGCAGGAACTTGTTGGCGACGTTCGAGAGGATGCCGCCGATGTCCACCGTAGAGAAGCCGGCGGCCTGCACCTGCCGCCCGAAGGCGTAGCGCAGGGCCTCCCGGCTGTCGCGGAAGGAGCGCTCGGGGTAGCCGTTGGCCCAGGCGGCCTCGAGGAAGAGTTCCTGGAGGCCGATGCCGCCCCGGAAGCGCCGCTCGGCCTGCTCCAGCACCTCCTCGTGGTAGTGCTTCTCCGGCTCGGCGAGCTTGGCCGTCAGGACGCACGCCGCCTCCAGCGTCGCCGCGTCGCACGACCGGCCGCGGTCGCCGCGGATGGCCAGATGCACGTCCGCCTGCGGGCGGCTTTCCCGCATGGCCTTGAGGACCTTCTGCGAGGTCTCCTCGACCGACCAGCCCAGGCGGATGGCGTCCCGCTCGATGCGCGGGAACTCGCCCGCGCAAGTCTCCTGGATGGCGGCCACGCGCTCGCGCTCGGCGCGGACGGCGCCGGCCGCTTCCTCGCGGGCATTCGCCACAGCCTGCACCGCCGCGTCCTGAGACGCGGTCGCCTTCACCACGGGCTGCGGGTTCGCAGCCACCGGCTTCTTGCCTGCCTGCCGGTCAGGCAGGTCCTTGTCGTCCTGCTCGAAGTCCGGCCTGCCCGCCGAAGCCTTGGCAAAGGCGGGCGGTTCCTTGCCGGCCTCGAACGCCGCCTTCAGCTTGGCGGTCTTCTCCTCGTCCAGCGCGGCGGCGTCGATGCCGTGCTCCTCAAGCCACTTTTCGAAGTCCATGACGTTGCCTCCGTACAGGTTGAACCGTGCCGCGAGCTTCATCCTTGTCGAGGCGTCCGCGCCCACGGCGACGACCGACACCTCACGCAAGACTGCCTTTTTCACGTGATAGAACGGCCCCTCGTGCTCCTGGCCGTTGACGCTCCGGCGCGAGCGGACCAGGTCCCACTCCAGCACCTCCGCGCCGATGGAGAGCTGCCACTCCGCTCCCGCCCGGGCCTGCTCGACGATGCCCCTGGCCTGGCCGCTGGAGGAGAGAATCTCCCCCTCGACGACGAGCGTGTCACCGTCCACGCGGGCCTTCACCATGCCGACCCGCGCGCCCGTGCGGTTCTCATGGTTCGTCAGCAGCGGCACCGCGTCGGGAATCTCCAGTCCCGCGAGGTCCACGACCACCGGGTGCCGCCAGCCGGGCAGGCGCATCTTCCCGCCCGAGTAGGCCACGCCCATCACGCGGATGCGGCCTGCCTGCGCCGCGAGCGTCGCGGCAGGCAGGCCAGTCGGGCCTTCGCCGCTTGCGGCCTCGACGACCAGGAACTCTCCGCCCTGGTCGGCCAGAGACTCCGCCGCGCCCTCGGCCTTCTCGCCGGCGGGCTCGAAGAGGATGGGCTTGTGGCCATGCTCCTTCAGCCACGCCTTGGCCTCATCCACGCTGAATTTCTCCGCGTCGAACCGGATGGCCTGGAGCTCCGCTTTGCCGTCGGCGGTGATGCCCCAGACCGCGTGGATGCCGGGGCCGAACTTGTCGTTCTCCCGGCGGAACCGCTCGTAGCGCGACGGGTCCTTCAGGCGCGCACTGTGTTCAGTGGGATAAGGCATGCGCCGCCTCCTCGATTTCGTCGGGGGACTCGTCGTTTGCCTCGCGCGCGGGCAAGCCCGGCGCGGGCTTGGCGCTCGGCTCGGGCAGGCCCAGTTCGAGCATCAGGTTCCGTTCGCGGGCGCGCTGGCGGAGTTCCGCCTCCCAGTCCTTGCCCTGGCGGGCGTACTCGTGGGCGAGCGTGGTGGTGTGGTTCTTGAGCCGCGTTTCCTGGGCCGACGCCTCCTTGGCCGGGTCCACGTGCTCCATCCCGTCCCAGAACCACTGGTGGTCGGGCAGGACGCGGCCGCCGACCGGTCCCCCGGCCTCCAGGGCGTATTCCCACAGCCACGCGGCCAGCACGCGGTCGAGGACCTTCTCGGCCATGAAGGCCTGGTCCACGCGGATGGACTTGTAGTAGGTCTGGTGGTCAAGGCGGCCGGAGGCGTAGTTGTAGCCGGACGAGTTGCCCGCCGCGACGTTGTAGGGCATGTTGAGGCACCGCGCGATCTCGTTGAGGATTTCCTTCTTGAACTCGGCGTAAGTCGTGGCCGGCTGCATCGGCTCGACCTGCGACATCTTCCAGCCGCCCGGCATGGTCAGGAGCATGTTCCGCTCGAGCTCCACGAGGTCCATCGGCTCGACCTGCTCGGCCTCGCCGTTGGCCGGGGCGTCGGTGTAGAGGATGCCCGCGAAGTCGGCCGCCGCCTCGGCAGCGCCGAGCACGGCCAGCGTGAACCGCCGAAGCTGCGCAAAGAGCGGCAGCGCGGGTGTGATCTCGGGGATGCCCCGGTGTTGGCCCGGCCGGTCCTGGCGGAAGACGTGAATCATGTGCGCGGCGGGAACCGTGCGGAACTCGTCGCGGAAGCCCCACGCGCCGCTGCCCGGATGATTCTTCAGGACGTGGTAGGCCACCGGGTTGCCGAAGCCGTCCAAGACGATGCCGTCCACCTCGCGCCGGTCCAGCAGGTAAGCCTCTGGGCTGGTCACGTGGTCGGCCTCGATGAGTTGAAGGTCGAGTTTGACCGGGTGGTCGAGGACGGGATTGTTGACCAGGATGGCGAACGCCTCTCCGTCCTGCGCCCGGGCCATCCGCATGGTGCGGAGCTTCTCGGCCAGGGCAATCTCGCGGGCCCAGCGGTCGAACTCGTGTTCGATCTCATTGTTCGCCTCGTCGCTGTCGGTGAGCATCTGCAGCCGCGGCCCGGTGCCGATGGTGTCGTTGGCCAGCGTCAGCACGATGCCCCGCGCGTAGGAGTTGTTGGCCACCTCGTAGCGGGCGCGGTTGCGGAGCGTCCGCCGGACGGCCGCCGACGCCGCCGCGTCGGCCGAGAGGGCGTCGGCGTTGGCCCAGTGGCGGCGGTTGTCCTCGGTCGTCGCGGCCGAGTCGAACCGTCCACGCACCCGCCGAACGGGCACGGCCCGCAGGCGGCTCAGGGCAATCGGTCTCTTGGTCGCGACGGTGCTGCTCATCTGTTCCTCAAGCCTCTGGTCTCAAGCCTCCGGTCTGCCTTCAGGACGCCCCCGGCGGCACGAGCTTGGTCACGCGCAGCCCAAGACCCTTGGACTTCGCCGCCTCCTTGGAGGCCAGATACCGGTCCGCCTCGATCTGCTCGGTGAGGCTGTGCTGCTCCACGGAGCCTGAATCGCCCGCGGCCCGCTTCGGGCCAGCGGCGTTCTGGCGGATGGTGTTGTCGAGGTCCTCGGCCATGCCCTTTCCTCTGAAAGACAAAAGGCCCTTCATGCCCCACGAAGCGGGACACGCCTGCCTGCCGAAGCCTCGGCGTAGGCAGGAATCTTCTCGCCTACTGGGATACTTACCCGGCGCAGGCGCGAGATGACGGACGGGAGAAGGGATTTCGGCGGGGAGGTTCTACGGGTAGCGTTTGAGGACGGAAGAATTCCTGTCGGCGGCACCGGCGAGCCGGCAGGTGGCGGGCAAAGTGGTAACGTTCTTGACCAGTCTGGGGCGCAACTGGCAACCGTTCTGACCGGTTTCAGCCTGGACATTGGCTGGGAACGGAAGCGCGGCGGTCTCCCACTTGATTCTGCTCTGCGCAACACGTAATCGCACGCCGTGTTTCCGCACAGTTGGTCAAGTGATAGCGGACGTAAGACGGGACTGGGCCGATTGGCTGCCCAGGCTACTCATCGCCCTTCTCGTAGGTGGTGAGCCGCCGGCCGCAGTGGCGGCACTCCCGGCGGCGGAGGACTCGCCCGCCGATGGCGGCACGGGTATAGAGCACGTGGAAATGCCGGCACCCGCAGCGCGGACACTCCAGGCCACGTCGGTTGGCCGCGCTGGTCAGAGAACAGGCAGGGCTTGCGGCCCCAGCCGCTGGCGGCACTGCGGATAGGTCTTCCGGCCTTCCGGTTGTGTTGGCACGCTCGTCCATCTACCGCTTGCTCCGCTGGAGTTCGGATAGTCTCACGCGCTCACGCTTGACTGCGGCCTTCGCGTCCGTGCCGGGCAGTACCACGCCCTGCATCGACGCGGCCACCGCGCAGCCGACCAGGCAGTCCAGCCAGTGGTTTTCCGATGCCTCCGGGCGCAGCTTCCACTCGTCCACCACGCGGCCTCGCCCCTCGGTCTTCACGCGGTATTCGCTGGTCAGATGCTCGGCCAGGAGGCGATGCGCTTCCGGGTCGCGGCCGAAGAGCGATAGGCACCCCTTGTCGCCCATCGCCACGGCGAGGCGCGCGTGGATGAAACTCTTCCAGTAGTTCGAGTCGAAGAGCACGTGGCGGATGGCCCGCCGACCATGCACGCTCGGGATGCGCCAGTTCAGGCCCACCCGGTCGCCGCGCTTGCGGCGGTACTCCGAGAACGGGATGCTCGATGCGCCCACGAACCGCCCGTGGCTGGGCATGAGGACCGCCGCGTGCTGCGACTGGCGACAGAACTGGTAGACCACATCCGTCGATGTGCCCCAGTTGGCGTCGATGAGGCATCGCTCGACCTTCAGGTGCGCCCCGTCTTCGCGCCGCCACTCGCGGCCCAAGAGGTCATTGGTCAAGGTCTCCAGCCCGGCGTAAATCGCGCCCTCCAGCCCCGCGCCCTTGGCAGCGAGCTGGAGCGTCCGCGTCGCGTCCCGCAAAGTAAAGTAGCGCCTCTTCTGGTCGGGATAGGCGTTGTAATCGAGGACATAGCCCGTGAAGTCTTCTGCCCAGGCCGCGACCAGCCAGAAGAGGAGCTTGCCCTGCACGTCGATAAACATCGTCAGGTGGTCCGCGCCGAGGGGGACTTCGCCGCAGCGATAGCCGTTGAGCTTCTGGGCCACCTGGTCGGCGGTGAGGAGCTCATCATCCTCGACGCCCTTCTCCGGCAGCGGCTCGTTCTGGTACTCGGCGAAGAACGCCGCCTCGTCCTGGAGCTTGAGATTCATGGCGTGCTGGATGGCACTGGCCTCGTCGTGGTTGAACCGCTCCGGCCAGGCCACCACTGCGCCGTCATCGAGCGCCTCGCGGTTGGCCTCGTAGAACGCCGTCGCCTCCCGCATGTCGCCGTGGACGCGAAGGCTCTCGGCGCGAATCTCGGCGTACTTGGCCCAGAGCTTCTCGTTCGCGGGGAACGAATAGACCATCCGCGTGCGTTCGCCGTTCCATTCCGGGTGCTTCTCCCGGTCGAGGATGCTGTCGGCCATGTCGCCGGGGCGGATGACCGTGCAGGGCATGATGCCGCTGATCTTCTTGCCTGGCCCCGCGAGGCCCAGCACCGCGCCCGCAAGAATCCGCTCCCGCGTGGCGCACTGGGAAAGCGACCGCGCCGACTCGTCCGTCTGCGGGTCGTCCAGGACCACCAGCGACGGGCGGACGGTCTGGCCATCGGCCCGCTTGTACTTCATACCCCGGATGCGGCCGGTGATGCCTGCCACTTTGATGATGGCCCCGCTGGCCTTCGAGCCGGGCATGGTTGGCAGAACGACCTCGTTCGCCGTCCAGCCGATGTGCGTCCTTTCGCCCTTGTAGAGCTGGCCCGAGCACCGGTTGGCGATGCCGTCGAGGCACCGGATGGGGTGGACGACCTCGGGGAAGTCGGCCTCCAGGAGGTCGTTGCCGTCGAGCTCCATCTTGATGCTGTCGAGCATCTCGATGGCGTGGACCTCGGACGCGCCGATGAGGCAGACGAACTCGCGGTGGCCGTAGAGCACGGCCCAGAGGCACGCACACTCAGCGATGCTGGTCTTGCCGCTGCCCCTGGGCATGGCCAGGGCGAAGAGGCCGCCGTGCAACACCGCCTGCTCGATGCGGGCGATGACCTTCAGGTGGTCGGACGACCAGCCCAGGTAGAACGTCATCGGGAAATACGCCTGGCAGAAGAACCGAAAGTCCCTCTCGGCCGCTGCTTTGCGCTCCGGGTCCACGACGGCGGGCAGTTCGCCGATGTCGCGCCCGGCCTCGGAGAGCGCCCGGTTCCGCGCGGCGGCGCGTTCCTTGAGCGCCTCGTACTCGGCGCTGGGGTCAACGACCTTCCTCGGCGCGTGCCGCTGGTCCACCAGCCACGCCACGTAGCGGAAGAGGTCCACGCGCCGCCCGTCGCCGATGCGAAAGCCCGCCCGCATGCGATGGCGGTAGAGCTGGCGCTCGTCCAGGACCGTCCCCAGCGGCGTCGAGTTCAACAGCCGCGCCAGGTCGGCGGGCTTGAGGTTGCGGGGGTCAATCGCCACGGGCGGCCATCTCCTTCGCCAGCCAGGCAGCATAATGCACGAGGTTGACCGTCCCGTCGGCGTTCACCGGCGCGCCCGCCTCGATGTCCCGGCGGATGTTCTCGACGGTCGCGTACCGAGCGCCCACGGCCGCCAGGACGCGGGTGGCCTGCTGGAGCGTCATGGCCGACGGGCTCAGCGCCCCCCTGTCTGCCGTGCCGGGCACGGCACAGGCAGGCGCGCCGCCGGGTGCGGCAGGGCCTTGCGGCGGGTGCGGGGCAATCTGCCCGGAATCTTCGCTACGCGACATAAGTCTTTACCCCTCCGAAACATGCGACATCAGGAATTCCGCGCTTTTCCGGCAGATTGCCCTTGGCATGTCCGCCCGGCCACGGCCTGATCGGATCGCTGGCATGGCCAGCGCGAAACCTGCCTGTCGGCAGGCAGGCCGAAAGGAGCGAGAACCATGAAGACGACGCGAATCGACATCGAAGGGCCGCTCGGAAGCGCGACCATCCGCCGCGACGGCCGGCGGATCGTCATCACCGGAACGCGGGTGACGAAGGTCGTCGAGCGCCGCGACGGCGAAGGCGTGCCGGTCGGCGAGGCGTTCCAGCTTGAGGCCGACGCCAGGGACACGGCGCTGAACGGGCAGGTCGCCCGGACGCTCCAGTGCTACCTCGACGGCCACCGCGGCACGGCCGGCGACGTCGCCGCGTACCGGCGGGTCATCGAGACCTTCGAGGACTGAAACGCAAGCGTGGCCGGCGCTATCCGGCAAGGAAAGGAACGAACTATGGCCAAGGGCAACGAGAACGTTTTGGGCGTGTCGATTGGCAAGGGGCTGATTGACCGGCTGAAGAAGCAGGCGGTCCGCGAGACCGCCAAGTTGGAGCGGCCCGTGACGGTCACCGAGATCGTCAAGGACGCGGTGGAGGAGTACCTCGGCTACTGGGAGACCGGCATCAATGCCGCCGAGTTCCAGAAGGCCGGGACCGACGACCCCGCCGACCCCGGCAAGGAACTGCGGGACCTGGTCCAGGACTGCGTCTCGCCGGAGGCCGCGGCGGTGATGGCCACGGCTCTCCTGGGGGCGCGTCCGACCGGCGACGACGCCGTGGACCGCGGCGTCCGTTGGTTCGCAGAGCAGTTGGCCGAGGTTCTCGGTGGCTGGGACCGCGCGAGCGACATCTTGGCCGAGTTGGGCTACATCACCATCGACCACAGGTAGGAGGTGCAAGCCATGAAGAAGAAAGAGGTCGTCATCGGTGGCCGCTACCTGGCGAAGGTCAGCGGCCGGGTCGTGCCGGTGCGGATCACCGGCGAGTCCAGGTACGGCGGATGGGACGCGGTCAACGTCGAGACGAACCGCGCCGTCCGCATCAGAGGGGCGCAGCGGCTTCGCAGGCCGGCCGACGCCGCAACGCGCCAAGCAATCGCCGGCGAGGAGACGGACATGAGCAAGGCAAGAAAGGTCGTGTTGGGCCACGTCTATTCGGTGGCCGTGGGCGGCTCGTACCTCCCGGTGCGGGTCGACTCTGGGCTCGGGCACGGGCGGTACGAGGGCACGGTCTTCCAGCCCGACGGCAAGCAGAAGACCGTGAAGTTCTCCACCGACCGCGTCCGGGGCGATGGCCAGCCGGAGGACCAGTGGCGGAAGAAGCAGGAGGCCGGCAAGCAGGAGCGCGAGACCCAGGCGCTTCAGACGGCCGCCAAGGTCGCCTCGAAGGTCCTGGGCGTCCCGGTCGGCGTCGTGCCGCCGAAGCCCACGGTCACCGAGACCGCTGACGAGCCGAAGCCCGGCAAGAAGGCCGAGCGCGCCGATGGCACGATGAGCGGCCTCGACGCGGCGGCGAAGGTCCTGGCCGACGCGGGCGAGCCGCTCAACTGCCGAACAATCGTCGAGCGGGCCGTCGAGAAGGGGTACTGGAAGACCGGCGGCAAGACGCCGTCCGCGACGGTCTACGCCGCCATCCTTCGGGAAATCCAGAAGAAGGGCGATGCGTCGCGGTTCGCCAAGGCCGACCGCGGGATGTTCACGCTCAAGGCGTAGCATCGGTCAATCCCTCCGCTCCGACCACCCCGGCGCAAGCTGGGGTTTGGTCGTTCAGGGCATCCAGTCTCGCCGACATTGCCGCCCTCCGCTGGTAAAGACATCTTGACTTGCGCCCGTCGCTGGTAAAGGCGGCTTTACCAGCGCGGGTGGCAGCAATGCGACGACTCATGCCGTGACCTCCGCCGCCGGTCGTTCCGCCTTCTGTCCCGTGAACTCCTCCCAGCGCCGGACGATGACATCGCAGTAGAGCGGGTCGATCTCCATCACGAGCGCCCGACGCCCGGTCTTCTCCGCCGCGATGAGCGTGCTGCCCGAGCCGCCGAAGAGGTCGAGGACGTTCTCGCCCGGCTTGCTGCTGTAGGTCATGGAGCGGACGGCGAGTTCCACCGGTTTCTCGGTAAGGTGCACCATCGACTGCGGGTTGACCTTCTTGACGCTCCAGACGTCGGTCGCGTTGGTGATCTCCGGGTTGAAGTAGTGGGCCGCGCCTTCCCGCCAACCATAGAAACACCACTCGTGATTGCCCATGAAGTCCTTCCGCGTCAGGACGGGGTGCTCCTTCACCCAGATGATCATCTGCGAGAAGTAGAGCTGCGACTCGCGCAGGGCATTCGGGTAGTTCCAGATGTTCGAGTACCCGCCCCAGATGTAGAAGGCCCGGCCGGGTTCCAGCACCCGCTGGATGTTGCCGAACCACAGCCGCAGGAGCCGCGCGAACTCTTCGTCGGAGATGAAATCGTTGACCAGCGGCCTGTCCTTGGGACGCAGTTTGCCCGTCGTGGCGTGCGTCTCGCCCCGGATGGCGATGTCCATGCCCTGTTGGCCGATGGGACGGTCGCCGGAGACGGCGATAGCGTTGTTGCTCCGGCTGGCGACGCCGACATTGTAAGGGGGGTCGGTGTTGACGAGCTGCACGGTCGCCCCGTCCAGCAGGCGGTCCACGTCCTCGGCCTTGCCGGAATCGCCGCAGAGCAGGCGATGGTTGCCCAAGACCCACAGGTCGCCGGGCTGCGTCACGGCCTCGTCCGGCGGGGCCGGGACGGCATCTGGGTCGGTCAGGCCCTCGGTGCCCGCCGCGCCGAGCATCTTCTCCAACTCCGCCGACGAGAAGCCCAGGAGTTCCAGGTCCACGTCCATGCCGCGCAGTTCCGACAGCTCGATGGGCAGCAGTTCCATGTCCCACGTGGCCAGGTCCGCGACCTTGTTGTCGGCGATGCGGTAGGCCCGGACCTGCGCCGGGGTGAGGTCGGTCGCCACGTGGACGGGCACCGTCTCCAGCCCGAGCTTCTGCGCCGCTTTCCAGCGGGTATGACCCACGACGATGACGCCCTCGGCGTCCACGACGATGGGTTGCCTGAACCCGTACTCCCGGATGGACCGGGCGACCGCCTCGACCGCGCCGTCGTTGTCGCGGGGGTTCTTGTCATAGGGCTTAATGTCCGAGATTTTGCGAAGTTCGACCTTCATGGCTCAATCCTCCTTGCCCGCCGGCCCGGCGGGCGTCTGAAATCGTTCCAGGGTTCCGCCCCGTTTGCGCCAGGTTGCGTCAGGTCGCGACCTTTGGGTCGGGGCGGCGGATTCCTCGACCCCACGAACCGCTCGGCCCGGGTGCGACCTGGTGGGGCAGTCCGCGCCGGAAAACCGGACACGCAAAACAAACTGTGCCCAAACGCGCGACCGTTCCCGCCGCCGTCTCGGCGCACGCTTGCGGCGGAGGAACCATGAAACATGAAACGCGCACGCGCGCACGCACCCCGGCCCGCGCGACGGCCTTCAGGCCGTTCGCGCGCCGGGGGGTATGGGGGGGTGTGCGCGCAAATGAGTGCCGTTGTTCCGCCCGTGATGTAATCGCTTGAACAACAGATGGTTACAGCGCACACCAAGGCGGAACAAAGGCGGAACTGTTCCGCCCGTAGTTCCGGCGGAACTCCGACAGCAGTTCCGCCCCCAGTTCCGCCAGTTGTTCCGCTTGCGATGGTCATTCGCACGGCTCCAGTTCATCACGAATCCGGCGCACGTAGCGCGGCGACACGCCGCATCGCTCGGCCACGTCTTTGGTGGACAGTTCGGGGTGTTCCCTCAGTGCGGCCTGGACGAGGTAGCGGCTGTTCTGCGGCGAATCCTCGGACGGTCCGACCGTGGCGTAGACGAGGGTCTTGCGATGCCCGATGGTCCATCGGAACGCCAAACCCTCCTCCTCGGCCAGGTCGAGCAACCGTTTCACACGGCGGGACGAGATGCCCTCGGCTTCAGCCTCTTCGAGGATACGGGCCTGACTCTTGGGCTCCTGGCCCAAGAATCGTTTGGTGAATCCGGCGGCGTCGTAGGACGGCGGCTTCTCTTCGTCATCGCCGCTTTTGGCGCTCCGCTTGCCGCCTTCCTTCCGCAGCGCCGCCGGATCCAGGTCGTCCGCGGGCATCCAGACCGGCCAGGCCCAGCGGAGGCAGCGCGGCGGGAGAGGCGGCCAGGAACGCACCGCCGCCTCCATCACCACCGCGTCCTCCTCTTCGTGGCGGCGTAGGATGAGGTGCGTGTCCGTGGCGCGAGACTGCGCGCCGGCACCGGCTCCCACGTCGGTGAGTTCCTTCAGGGACTGGTTCCCCTTGGACGTATGGTGGATGAGCACGAAGCAGCACTTGAGGTAGTCGGCGAACGAGTCCAGGTAGTTGTAGAGACTGGCCATCGTGCCGTTGTCGTTCTCGTCGGCCCGCATCGGCAGGAAGCGATAGAAGGCGTCGAGGATGACGACCTTGAACCGCCCGGGCGCGAACTGCCGGAAGTACGGCCCGAGGGCGAAGAGGTCCTGGAGTCGCCCACGAAGGTTCTCGACATAGAGACGGTCCGCGACCGCCTCCATGCCGATGCCGCGCACCTCGGCGACCTTTGGGATGCGGTTGGCCGATGTTTCGCCGTGCAGCTCATTGTCGAGGATGAGCACTTCGCCCGGCACACAGTCCATGCCCAGCCACGGCCGGCCGGTGGCGACCGCGAGCGCCAGGTCGATGACGAGCCAGCTCTTGCCGATCTTCGGGGCGGAGATGACGTTCATGGTCTCGCCCTCGCGGAGTAGCCCCTCGATGACGGGCTTACGTAGGGTGGGGTAGAGCTCGACAAGTTGGCGTAGGCTCTTGGGGGCCGAGATGCTGGGCCGAGCGTCGATTGCTGCCGCGGGCGGGTGAGTGGGCTGCGGCACAAGGGCGGAGAGGTTCACGCCTCCGGCGGATCGCTCCTGGACGCCTCGCCGCGCCAGGGCGATGGTCTTCGTGACGTAGTCGGGACGGAGGGCCTTCTCAGGCTTCTGGCCGTGCCTGCGCCGGACCGCGATGAGCAGGTCGGCGATCTCCTGGTCGCTCCAGCCGCTCAAGGCTGCGATGTCTGCGAGCGATTGGTCGTAGGCACTCTGCGATTGGTCGCTGAAATCGGCACGCCAGTGATTCCACGAATCCGAGAACGTCTGCGAGACGCACATCAAGCGGCCGAACTTGTCGGCCGGCGGCTCGGCGTCGGGCCGCAGCGCAAGTGCGTCCACCTGCACCTCGTCCATCTCGGCCGGGACTTCATCGGCCGCGAACGGCTCGAAGTCGTCGGGGTTGTACCGGCGGTCGCCGGACTCCAGGACGCGGACCTCGACGGGCATCTGGCCCTTGCGATTCACCGTTCCCGGCAAACGCAGCACGCGGGCCAGGTCGCCGACGGAGTCGACGTCCCAGCCCAAGCCGCGCGCCGCGTTGCGGACGGCCTGGACCCAGCCTCGGGCAGTCTTGGCCGCCTCGATGCGCTCGTCGTCCGTCTCAAAGACCCACGGCTCCTTGAAGAGCCAGTAGGCGTGCAGGCCGTGGCCGGAACCCACGAGGACGCTCGGCGCGAGCGGGAGCCTGTCCAGGATGGTCCGGGCCTCGTCGACTGTGCGAGGCAGGGGCTTCTCCGCCCGCCACGGCGCGGCCAGGTCGATGTCAGCCCAGAGGCCGACGATGGCTACGATGTCGGACGAGGAGTTCCGCCTGCCGAAGTTCCGGCCCGCAAGGCCGACGCCGAAGTAGACCTCCTTGGTCTTCGCCTCCTCGGCGGCGTGGAGCGCCGCTGCGGTCAGCGACGAGAAGTGCCTCGTCCGCCGGTCGGGCAGCGTGAAGACGCACAGCCGCCGGTCCTCGGCGACCGCTTCGGCAAACAGCATGTTCAGGAACTCTTCCATGCGGTTCCTCAGAACGGGATGTCCTCCGCGTCATCGACCGGCCTGCCGTCAGGCACGACGGTGCTGGTGACGGCTTCGCCTCCGTCTGCGTCATCGTCCCAGCCGGGTTCGCGGTACGAGGGCTTCTCGCCGAGGTCGTAGCCGACGATGCGGTCGAACTCCTCGCCGGAGACGTGCCGCACGGTGATGCTCTTCGTGGGCGCAAGCGCCCCGCGCTCGGCGAAATAGACGGCGTCCTCGGCGGTCTCCGGCACGGGGAGATTCGAGCGCTTCCGCCACCAGAGTTCCGCCTTGTGCCGGGCGTAGCCGGTGTGTTCGAGGCAAATCCACTCCGACTGCCACCGGCTGAAGCCGATGCGATACTCCACGCGCATCGAGCGCGGAGCGTCCGGCGGGGCGTTGCGCTTCACGTGGACGCCGTAGACCACCTCCTCCACGGGATAGGTCTCGACCGTGACGTCGCCGGAGAGGATGCCCTCTGAACCGGCCGTCCCCGCGTGCCTGGCCCTGCGCTCGTCATCGCGCTTGAAGAACTCGTAGCCGCAGTCCGGGCAGACCGAGTAGCCGGACGAGATGAGCGAGCGGCACTGCGGGCACTCCTTCGCCGGGGCCGGGCCGGAAGACTTGCCGCTGTCGATGCGGATGGCGTCCACCGGCCCATGGCGCAGGACGTTGCCGCCGAAGTCGAGGACGAGGCAGTCCTTCTTGCCCTCGCAGAGCCGGAAGCCCCTCCCGACCATCTGGTAATAGAGCCCTGGCGACATCGTGGGCCGGAGCATCGCGACGCAGTCGATGTTCGGCGCGTCGAAGCCGGTCGTCAGGACATTGACGTTCACGAGGTACTTGAGCCGCCCGGCCCGAAACTCCCGCAGCGTCGCGTCGCGCTGGAAGTCGAGCGTCTCGCCGAAGACAGCCTCCACGTTCGCCCCCATCCGGCGAAGCGTCTCGGTCACGTGGGTGCCGTGCTTGACGCCGCTGGTGAAGATGAGGCACGCCTTGCGGTCGCGGGTGTAGTCGAGGATCTCCCGGCAGGCCGACTCCACCAGGACGTCGGTATCCATGAGCGTCTCGACTTCGCTGGCGATGTACTCGCCCGCCCGGACGTGGAGCTCGCTCGTGTCGGCCTTCTCGCGGCCCGCCTTGCTGACGAGCGGGCATAGATAGCCCTGGACGATGAGTTCGCGGACGCCTACACGATAGCAGACCGCGTTGAGGATGTTCTCCGGCGCGCAGATGGGGCCGCTGGTCATGCGGAACGGCGTCGCAGTCAGGCCGATGATCCGCAGGGCGGGATTCGTCTCCTTCAGCCCTGCGATGAGCGTCCGGTACATGCCGTCGCCGTCCGGCGGGATGCAGTGGGCCTCGTCGATGATGACCAGGTCGAAGCGACCGAGTTCCGCCGCCCGCCTGTAGACCGACTGCACGCCCGCGACGATGACGGGATGCTCGGTGTCCCGGCTGCCCAGGCCCGCGGAGTAGACGCCCACTTGGTGCCACATCTCCGGCGCGACCAGGTGGAGTTTCTCCACGGCCTGTTCGAGCAACTCCTTGACGTGGGCGACGATGAGCACGCGTCCCCGCCAGCGACCGACGGCGTCCTTGCAGACGGTCGCCATGACGGGGGTCTTCCCGCCCGCCGTGGGGATCACCACGCACGGGTTGTCGTCGTGCCGTCGCAGGTGCTCATAGAGCGCCTCGACGGCCTCCTGCTGATAGGGACGCAGTTGCATCATGAGATTTCCACCAGGACGGCGTATTCGCCGGGTCTTCCGTTGCGCTGTGCATAGAGCCACCTCAACCGCGCATCGCCGTCGTCCATGCCCAGGGCGTCCGCCACGCCGTCGCGGACGTGCTTGAGCGCGGCGGCGAGGTTGTCCGAATCGAGCCGGCGCGGCCCGATGCGCGTCAGCCGCACGATGATCTTCCGCCCACCCGTGCCCGGCGGCAGCGGGGCGAGGGCCGCCCGGACGAGAAGCCGGGCGGCCTCGCGTGCCTCGCGCGCCCTGCGGGCGCGCCGCGCCCAGTGGCCGCGAAGGTTCGGCTCGGACCACGTGCGGATGGGAAGCAGCACCTCCGTCATCCGCGCCTCCACGGAAAATCTCCTCGCATTGGTTCGCTTTGCGCTGCCCTGCCACGCATTGCGCCGCCGCGACGCGCCTTGCCCCGCCAGCCCGCGCTGTGCTGGGTTATTCTTCCTTCCATGCGGTCACCACGAACTTTCCGAACGGGCCCTTGCACGCGGGCCGGAAATCGCCCAATCCGATGCGCTTGCCTGCGGCGTCGACGATGTCGCGCACCAGCACGGCGCTGATCATCTCGGTGTCGATGTTGACCGTGAAAGAGAGCCGCCAGTCGTGGAAGCACGGCCGGTGGCAGAGAATCCGCCCTCCCGTCGACGGAATGCGGACGGCGCGCGTGTCCACCGTCCACGGTTCCTTGTGCTCGATGGGAATCTCCAATCCTTCGATCTCCACGCATGCGGGGATCATCGAGGACTTCTGCGTGGTGATCTTGGACTTGCCCGCCTTGAAGAACTGCCCCGCGTCGATGAAGCAGCGGAACAGGTTGGGCTGGGGGATCATCGGTTTGCCGTCGTGCCCGATATAGAGCCGTGCCTCCGCCTGCTCTCGAGGAGTTCCCTTTTCGCCGACGGACACCAGCCGGTTGCCGTTCGTGGCTGCCATCTGCGCGGCGTCCGTGAAACGATTGCAGAGAAGCGGTGTCACGCCTTCAATGGTCATGTTGATGCGTTTCATGCAGCGACCTCCTTTTGGATGACCGTGCCCTGGATTGCCTTGCCGCGCGTAGCCCCGCGTTGCCATGCATCGCCTTGCCCGGCATCACCAAGCGATGCCCGGCGGCGCGACGCGAAGCAGTGAACTCATCCTCTGCGCCACGGCGGCGTTGGGTTCTGATTCTGTGCGGGCTTCGCGCCGTTGGTCGTCTCCCGCTTCGCGTAGGAGCGGATTTCGTTCCTGATCTCGCCGTCGGCGTCGGTCTTCTGCCTGACGCTGATGACCAGCGGCAGGTTGTGCAGCTCGCAGGAGTCCTTCGGCTCCATGACGCCGACCGCGCGGCAGATGGCCGACAGTTCCGAACGGGCGATCTTCACCGTCAGCGGGTTTGGGTTGTCGAGGTTGAGCCGCGCCCAGAGCAGGCGGTTCTTGAACTCGCCCTCGATGACCTGGAAGGTGAGTTCCAGGTACGAGCCGTTGCCGCTGCGGGTCGGCTTCATCTCCGAGGCCGTGACGACGGCGACGTACTTGCCCGCCGGCAGCGGCTCGAAGTCGGCGGACGGTTCCACGGTCCTCGCGTCAAAACCTTGTAGATTTGCCATGACTAGTTCTCCTTCGGGACTTGCCTTGCCACGCCGCGCCTTGCCAAGCCCCGGATTGCAAGGCATTGGCGCTCCATGTTTCGACTACTCGCCCTTTTCGGAGGGAACTTCCTGTGTCAACGCCGACATCAAGGCCGGCCACGAGAGCGGCAGCTCGGCCGGGAGGCCGAAGCGGTTCTTGGCGACGCATGCCGGGGAGCCGACGCAGCGCAAGATGCGCTCGCCGCCCTCGGCCCCCACGCCGACCGCGATGGTCCGCGTCCGGCCGAAGCCGGTGTCCTCGGTCTCCGTGCGGTACTTCCGCGTGGCGAAGAGAACCGCGTCGCACCACTCGGTCAGCAGCGCGCAGGCGTGCTTGTGCAGGCGGGGTGAGTAGCGGTCGTAGGTGGTCGCCTCCGGGTCCTCGAACTTCTCGACCTTCGCGTGGGCGATGAGGATGACGGCGAGCCCCTTGCCGACGCGAAGGGCGTTCAGGGCATCCACGACCTTCCGCCAGTGCGTGAGGGCATGGACGTAGCCGCGCTGGTAGCCGCCGTCGGCCTTCTCGATGCTCGCGACGCGGAACTCGCGGCAGACGGCGTCGAAGATGAGCCGCTCGGTCCAATCGAGGCTGTCGAGGACGACGGTTTGGTAGTCGTGATCTGCCTGAGCCAGCTCCGCGAGCGCCGTCAGCACGTCCTCGACCGTGGCCGCCAGCGGGAACTTCTCGCAGGCGATTTCGTTCAGGCCGTCCTCGGTCTGGATGAAGACGGGCTTCGGCGCGCCGGCTGCCAGCGTGCTCTTGCCGATGCCTTCGGTTCCGTACACAAGTAGTCGCGGCGGCATCGGTGTCTTGCCGCGCTGGATGGTTTCCATGAGTCCCATCGCAATGTCTCCCTTCTGTCCGCCTGTGCGGACGCAGGTGACGGGCGGGCGGGCACAGGGAGCGAGAGACCGGGTGGCCCGAGGCCCGGTCACGCCATCCCGCCCGCCCGTCGGCCTGCCTGCCAGCAGGCAGGTTCACACGTAATCGAACGCCCGGACCTCCTCGTATCCCGTGGGCCAGAGGTTCCGGGACTCGCACTCGCCGAGTCGCGCAATCGCCGCCTCGTTCTCCCGCCGGGCGACGGCCAGCGTCTGCTCCGACATCCGCCACACGCCGCAGCGATAGGGCGGCTTCTTCTCGACGGCGATGACGTGGACGGCCGCATCCTCACCCGTCGCCCGCGCGACGAGGGCGTGATAGAAGGCGAACTGGTGCGCGTAGTTGAAGCGCCGCGCGTCGGCCTCGAACCACGTCAGGTCGTCGCAGGTCTTCAGGTCGATGACGCCGCGCTCGGGATTGAAGAAGTCCAGCCGCGCCTGGCACGGGCGGCCGCAATACTCGGCCCGGACAACGCCCTCGGCCACGCCATCGCACAGCAGTTCGGCGGCGATGACATGGGAGCGGACGCCCGTCGCGAGGTTGACGATCAGCGCGAACTGCTCGTCGGTGATGACCGGCTTGCCCTGTGCCGCCGCCCAGTCGGCGTAGGCCTGGGTGTTCGCGCCGAAGGGCTTGCCCGTGCGGGCGTTGATGGGTCCGCCGACGGCGTACTCCGCGTCGAATCGCTCACGGCCTTCGAGGATGAGCACGTGCGCCGCCCGGCCCAGGAGATAGGCGGGCCGGTCCTCGTCGGGCACGAGGCCTTGTACCTTGTGCCAGTAGAGCAGGGGGCACTTGCGGAAGTCGGCCAGTTGATGCGAGGTGAGGAACTCCTTGGCCTTCTCGCGGTACTCGGCGTCGGATTCGCCGACGAGAAAGTCGAGGGTCGCCATCACTCGGCCTCCTTCGCAGGAAGCCAGGTCAGGCTCATCCGGCCGGTGACGTCGCAGATGCGCGCCGGGCCGTTCTCGACCAGACCCGCATCGCGGAGTTCCGGCAGACGGCGGGAAGGAGCGTGTCGTTCGAGCCCGACCGCGACGGCGATTTCCGCCGCCGTCTGGCCGGGTTTTCTCAGGACTTCATCGAGGCAAATCTGCCTGTGCGCTCCGGCGCGTCCGCTCGCTTCGGCCTCGCGTGCCGCTTCATGCGACGTGAATGGATCGCTGTTTCTCGCTCGGGCCATGGTCATCTCCCTGTGTGCTGCGTACTGGTCTCCGCCTTGGGTCCTGTCGTGCGGCCCGGCGCGGTTCGCTCGTCCTTGCGGTTCTTGATGAAGGTCACGAGCATGTCCGCCACCGTGCCGACCAGTTCGTCCGTCTCGCGCTCCGAAAGGGCCTCGTAGTGCCGCGTGATCTGGATGGAGGGGGTGGTCGTCACCGGCTATGCCCTCCGAATGGCCAGAAGGAAGTCCTCGATGGCCGGGTGCGGCTTGAGGCTGGGGCGCGTCGTCGCGTCGCCGTTCCCGCCGTCCCCCTTGGCCTCGATGCGCCGAAGGGCCTTGCCCCGGATGACGTCCAGGTTCTTCACCAGCCGCCAGACGAGGTCGTCGTCCAGCCGATGCACCGCTACCAAGCCGCCGATGACCAGGGCCTCTTCCTCGAAGAGGTCGTTGATGAGTTGTCTGGCCTCGGTTCGGGTGAGCATCTCCGTCGCTCCTGGGTCGCCGGTCATTCGCTTCGTCTCCGAAAGACAAAAGGCCGGGGGAGGGGCGTCGAGCGGGACAGGATTCCTCATCGCCCCTCCTCGGCCCTGCGGATGGCGGCCTCGGCCCGGAGGCGGCGCTTGCGTGCGAGATCGCAGCTCATGCCGGTCTCGCGGGCGTACTGCGCGGCGGATTTGCCGTAGACGCGGGTGCCCACGAGGAGAAGGAAATCGGCCTCCGATATGCGGCCGGCGTCCGCGTGCTCGCGGAGGCGCTTGATCTCGGCGTCCTGCTTGGAGCGCAGGTCCATCGCGTCGAAGTCGAGTTCCTCACCGCCCTCCAGCAACTCTTCGAGCTGCTCTGGGTCGGTCGCCGTCTCGCGCTCGCCGAGCCGCCAGACGCGGCGGTACTCGTCGTGGAGCCGGTGGATGGTGCCGCTCACGAGCCTCTGGACGAGGCTGTCGGTCCGACGGCGGACGTTCAGCCTGCAGACGGTCTGAAGGAACGCCCACTGGACGTTCTGCCAGCGCTCGTCGGCGTCGGTGTCCCAGTGCTTCTTGCGGTTGAAGATGGAGTCCAGGCCCGGCCAAAAGACGGCCAGGAGCACGGCCCGCCAGCGCGGGTCGCGGTCAGCCGCGTGGGTCTTGAGGATGGCCAGCAGCGCCTCCTCCTTGGGCGGGTCGTCGGACGTTCCCTCGCGCATGAACGCGATGAAGTCCGTCCAGTCGCCGAACCGGCGAAGGAAGGCGTGGGCCTCGTGAAGTTGCCGCAGGAGGGAGGTGTAGGTCTCGCCCCCGAGTTCCTGCTCCAGCCGCTTACGGTCGTGATTTCTGTTCGAGCGCATGAAGCGCTCGGGTCAGAAATCACCGTGGCGGCATCAGATCAGGGATTGGGCGAGCGATAACCGCCTAGACAGACAGCGGTTACGGGCGAACTGCGGGCGCGAAGATTTTTCGGAAATGCCGGCGAAACGCCGGTCAGAAATTACCGAGCGGCACCCTCGACGTGCTGGCTTCCGATCACCAGGTTATCGATGACCTTGAGAATGGACGTATCCCACGGGAAGCGGTCCTGCTGCTCTGTCCATGCACCAGCCATCTCAGCAAATGCTCTGTCAGCAGCTACAGCGGCAAAGAAATCGGAGACGATGCCTCGCAGCAACGCCCACTCAGTCGCCAAATCGTTCTTGATGTTCTTGTTGCCGCGAAGGTACTTCAGCGTGTACTCCCGATCAATCGGAGGCACCACATTGGGCATCATGTGGTGCATCACTTTCGAGTTGCCTACGAGGCGGGTCTCCGTCGCCATGATCCTGATACCACAGAAGACCTCCTTGATGGTATCCCAGTCATGGTTGGTCATTGCCGAAAGGTTGAACTTCTGCGCCAGCGCAATTCTGCCGCGGAAAGGTGCAACGCTGTGGCAGAAGGTGCCGAAGTCTTGCATCTTGGACCCGCCTTTGCCCATTCTGTGCATGCCCCAAGAAGCAAGCGTGGCGTAGACATATTCGAGGTGTTGCTCGGTCACTTCCGGGCTTCTGGTCGCAAGGGATCGCCGGTGAAAATGAAGACTTGGCCCACCGAACCGCTCCGCTTGGTAGTATGCGCGGTGATACGTTTCGGCATTCGCAAGGATGTCAGCTATCTGCTGTTCAAATGGCATCGGCAAGGTTCTCTCTTGAACTTTCCGCAGTCCTGAAAACCCGGGTCAGGTCGCGCCAAGCACATCAAATAACGCGACCCACTTCTCCTCAATCTCCGCGAACTCGAAGGGCGAGTCGTCGATGCCCATGAGCTTGCTCAACGCGCCGCAGAGTTCCAGCATCCCCTTGTCGTCGGCCTTGCGCTGGACTGTTCCTTTCCCGGCGAGGACCGCCAGGAGCGCCTGACCGGCCCGGTTGGGTCGATTGCGGTCGTCGGCCAGGCCCAGCGTGCGCAGGTCATAAGTCCGCTCGACGGTGCCCTCCCGCTCGGCGGCCTCCCACCGATGTACATCCCCGCCGTCTTCCTCGTCCTCTGCGTAACTGGAGGCAGAAACCGTCTCGTTGGCGGTCACGGCGATGCGAACGCCGGTGTCGTCGTGCGCGGCGATGGATACGTCCGTCCATGACGCGCCCGCCGGCGTGGGGAATTGCAGCATCCGTTCGGACGAGATACGGAAGGCCGTTCGGTAGGCCGACTCATCCTTGGCGTATGAGATGCACTCGCCCTCGACACCGGGCAGAAGCGCCGCGAGGCGCTGGCGCAGGTCCGACACGTACTGCTTGAGGTTGGTCCGGGTCTTTTCGTCAACGGCCTTGAACGGCAGGACGCCCCCGTGCATGCCGAACATCTTGAGCAGCGTCCACAGGCGGTCCGGCGTGTCCTTCTTTCGCCGCTCCTCGAAGCCGGCCTCTTGGAAGGTGTAATCCTTCCGTTTGCCCCTGGCCTCGACGCGAAGCGCGGCGTCCGTGACTACGAACCGCACGTCGGCCCACGTCGTGCCGGCAGGAGTGGGGAAGGATACCAGCGGGACAGCCGGGGTCTTCTTCCTGCCCGTGGCCAGCACAGCTTCGAGGTGTCCACGGTCGACGGACAGGCCCGTCTCATTCCACGCGGCCACGGTCTTGAGCGCCACCACCGGCGGCGCGTCGCCGTTCCAGATGTCTTCGGGCGGCACTTCACCGGCGACCAGCACGAGCGCCGACTTGGCGGCGTTCAGGTGCGTGCTTTTTCCCAGGACTTCGGCCGCGTCCTGCCACGTCAGCCCGCGCGCCAGGAACAACTCGCGGGATAGTCCGGCGACGGTGGCCTTGCCCAGGAACCAGACGCGGCCGGGCACGACTTCCTCGATGTCGCCTGCCAATTCCAAGGCCCGGGCGGTGGCGTTTGCAATGCCGCCAAAATCGACCTCCCACTGCACGAGCCGGTCGAGGGGGACGCGCACGCGGCCGTGTTCCGGGCAGTATATGTAGGCACGCACGGGCGAGCGGCGCGGACTCTCGATGAACGTCACGTCCTCGATGTGCCCCTCGGAGCATGCGTCGCAGACGACCGACGTAGCGTTCTCGACCTGGCGGACAAGCCCGGCGTCGGTGAACCGCTCGATCAGGCCGTCGTCCCACGCCGCGACCACGTCACCGCTGAATCGCGGTTCCTTGGCGTCGGCTCGTTCCCAGATCAGGACGAGGGGATCACTCACGTTCGAGCCCCCAGCGTTTCAGGTATTTCTTGGCCACCAGATGCTCCGGCTTGTCCTTCAGGTTGCAGGAGTCGGGCATCGATATCCTGAAGGAGACCGTCTTGTCCCGGCGGCCGTCGCCGTTGTTGAACCGCATCTGAATGACAGCCGATGTCACATTGACCATCGAGAGCGGGAGCCGCTGCTCGTGCAGGGCCTCCTGCACGAGATCGTGAATGTCCGCAGGAGCGCCCTTCGGAGGCACCTCGAACGTAATGCGCTTGCGCTCATTGCCGACGATGGAGAGCCGCATCTGCCGCAATCGAACCTCCGAGATGCGATCCTCCGGCTCCGTAGGGAAAGCGAACGCGCGGTTCTTGAGCCCGTTCAACTCGTAAGGGTGCGAGTTCCTGTTCTCCTCGCCGAGTTCCTCCTGAAGGATGGTGCGACTGAAGAGTTTCTGCAGGTCCTGCTTCAGGCTCTTGTCGCCCTGCGCGTAGAGGTCGAGCGTGCCATCCACGGGGTCATAGATGAAGACCACCTCGAACGCGGGATTCTGCCGCCGCCGCTCGAACCGCCCCTGGTCGTCGTATCCGATGAACGTGTCGGTGTAGTCCTTCGGGTAGGCGAAGAAGTAATGGTAACGGTCCGCCCGAAGGTAGTGCTCCACGTTGCACCACTTCCCGCGGCCCTGGTTCTCCCGGTAGTACGCCCCCAGCGCATCCCCAAGTTCCTTGATCGCCCGGGCAGACAGGTCCGGGGACTTCTTGGGCATGTCCTTCCGCTTGCGCCAGTAGCGGCCGTTGAGGTGGTCGGCGCGGTCCAGGATGGAGACGAGGCCGAACAGTTCCCGGTGGTTGAGGAAGACCCAGAAGGCCTTGTTGAGGAAGCCATCGTGGGCCTCGAGTTCCGCCGCCAGGTCCACGTCGGGGTCGTGAAACCCGCTCTCGTCTATCAGCGCCCGCGTGCCGTCCTCAGAGGCCAGGTCGAAGATGTCCCGGAAATCCTGTTCGACCTCCTCGACCTTATCCTCGGGCAGGGCTTGCCACGCGGTATAGACGCCATCGACGTCCGTCTCCTCGAGGTTGTCCCAATCGATGTCGCCCAGTTCGCCTCGGGCTGTGAAATACTCCCTGAGCAGCGCGTTCTCCGCCTGCCGCAGGAACAACTTGGGTGCGTAGTCGTTCGCCATCGGCCACTCCTTGCCTATATCTGTTGTGGAAAGCGGCCGATGTGACGCTGAATGCCGACCACCTTCCCCTGGATTCTGAATTCGCCCGTCCGCACGTGGATGGGCCGCATCGCGCTGTTCGCCGGTTCGAGCCGGACACCATCGCCCTCGCGGTGGAACCGTTTGAGCGTGGCCTCGTCGTCGATGAGCGCCACGACGACGTCGCCGTCCTCGGCGGTCTCTTGCTTGCGGATGATGACGTAGTCGCCGTCGAGGATGCCCGCGTCGACCATGCTGTCGCCGACCACCTGAAGCGCGAAGCCGCCGCCCCCGCGAAGAAGTTCCTTGTTCACGTGGAGCGTCCCGGTCTCGTGCTCGATGGCCTCGACGGGACGCCCCGCCGGGATTCGGCCGACGATGGGCACCTCCACGCAGCCGCAGGGCACGCGCTTCCGTCCCTTGACGATGAGCGACCGCGCGCCCAGCTCACCGCGTTCCAGGTAGCCCTTCCGCTCCAGTTCCTTCAGCAGGTGGAAGACGCTGGAACTCTTGATGCCGAAGGCGTCGCCGATTTCGCGCACCGTCGGCGGCATGCCGTGGTCGCGGATGAACGCCTTGACCCAGGCCAGTATCTCCCGCTGTCGCGGGGTCGGTTCCTTTGATGCCGGTCGTGCCATCGCCGGTGCTCCTTTCAGCCAGACCCGAACATTATATCTAACGTCCGTTAGCAGTCCAATGCTTTTTCCCCGTCCCGCATGTGCTTCCCGCAGGGGCCTTTTGAGAAGTGGAAGAACCGGGCAGGAATCCCCTTGGCTTTTCCGCCCGGATGAGCAAGGGTGTGGTCGTGGTTGGCGGCGCAAGTGTCCGCCAGGAAACATGTTAGGAGAACATGGCCCGATGCCGAGAATAGCGTTCTACACGCGGATCAGCACCGACGAGGACCACCAGAAGTACTCGCTCGACGCCCAGAAGGACCGGCTGGAAGCCTACTGCAAGAGCCAGTACGGCGACGACTGGGCACTGCACAAGGTGTACCGCGACACCGAGAGCGGCACGCACATGAACCGGCCCGGCCTGGAGGAGATGCTCTACGACGCCTCGGTCAAGGCGTTCGACGTGCTGCTGGTCTTCCGCGTGGACCGGCTCAGCCGCAAGGTCCGCGAGCTCGCCCAGATGGTGGATGAGCTGACCAAGCAGAACATCGTCCTCAAGAGCATCACCGAGCCGTTCGACACCGCCAACGCCGCCGGGAAGATGATGCTCCAGATGCTCGGCGTCTTCGCCGAGTTCGAGCACGCGACCATCGTCGAGCGGACCAAGGTCGGCATGGAGAAGAAGGCCAAGGGCGGGGACTTCGTCGGCGGCATGGTGCCCTACGGATACCGGCTCGACCCGGAGAAGGGCCTGGTCGCCCGCGAGGAAGAGGCCCTCGTCGTCAGAAAGATGTTCCAGATGTACGCCCTCGGCCGGGAGGGCACGCAAAGCATCTGCAAGAAGCTCAACGGTTCCGGCTGCCGCAGGCGCAGCGGGAAGAAGTGGGACAAGCGGGTCATCATCAACATCCTGCGGAACCCCGTCTACGTCGGCAAACTCCGCTGGCGCGAGGTCGTCTACGAGGGCAACCACGACGGCATCGTTTCCGAAGTGCTCTTCAACCAGGCCCAGGAGATTCTGGACCAGCGGCGGGAGGACGTGAGCGGCCGGCGGTGGAACAACGGCTCGCGGTTGCTGTCCGGCCTGATGAAGTGCAAGCGGTGCGGCCGTCCGATGGTCGGCATCAGTTGCCACCGGAAGAAGGACGCCGGCAGCATCCCGTACTACGTGTGCACCAAGCGGCTCTCCACCCACGACTGCGACCAAGATTACGTCCGGGCGGACCTCCTGGAGGCGGGCATCGTCGAGGACATCAAGGCCATGTTCCAGGACGAGGACTTGATGGCCCGTATCTGGGCGGAGGCCAACCGGCGGCTGGACTCCGAGAAGCCGGACCTCACGAAGGACATCAAGCGCGTGGAGGCGCAGATGGCCGACGTGCGGGCCCGCGTGGAGCGCTACCTGGAGGCCTTCGAGACGGGCAGGCTCGACGCCGACACCTGCAACGGTAAGGTCCGCGACCTCAAAGAACGGCTGGCCGAGTTGGAGGCCGAGCGGACGGACCTCGAGGAGCGACGCGAGCGGTTGAGCCTGCCGGAGCTAGACCGCGAGTTCCTGCGGAAGATGCTGGCGGACTTCGAGGAGGTCCTGGCCTCGACGGAGAACGCAAAAAAGAAGCACCTTCTCCGCCAGTTGGTGAAGAAGGTGCTCGTTCATAGTCGCGATACGGTTGAGGTCTGGTACGGGTTACCCGGACCCGACCCCGCTCGTATCGCGGGAATAATGGCTCCGCGAGCAGGACTCGAACCTGCAACCAGCCGGTTAACAGCCGGCTGCTCTACCATTGAGCTATCGCGGAATAAGTGGTGGAAATCCCACTTAGAAAGATATTTGTAA